CCCCGTATGACTTCTATGTCGAGATGGTTACATTAGTTACTCCGGGCCCTATCAGCCCTGATACTTTGATTGCTGAATATATTACCGGCGGAGATGGTAACCCCGGTTATTTAGATTCAACTTTAGATTGGGACCAAGTTATTCTAGGTAACAATACTATTCTTGCAGTAGATAACCAAGTCGCCGGCCAAGCATTGATGACTAAACTTCGCAATCATTACTTCGGCTCTGGGGAACCTAGTAATAATGACAGACTATACCTTACCAGATTCGTTGTAGTTTCTGAAGCGTCAGGGATTACTGATGGAGACAGACTTACTCTTCCATCATGTAGAGTCGTCCTAAGAGGCGTAGCTTATGAAGAACCTGAATACATTAACATCTATCGTCTAAAGAGAAGCTTTGAACTTAACCAGTGATAGCATGTATGGCAATATCTTTAGCGACTTGGTTATTGATGACCGTCGCATGAAGAAACGTATTCGTCAATCAATGCCATTTGAAGAAGATGAACGTGAAGCACAACCAATTGAACGCCCACTTCCTGAAAGAGAACGTCCTCTCCCTAGCCGCTATGATGATGAGCGGCGTGATGCTAATCGTGACAGGTATTTTGAACAACTTCAACGTGCAGACCTATACAGGTTTGGGTATTGATGGACGCAGATTTTGACGGCGACGGTAATTCTTCCCCGTGGGAAAAACTATGTTTTTGGATTATCGCCGGTTTTATCTCCATTTCCTTAGTGAGTCAGACTCCATTAGTTTAAGCATTGCCGCTAATAATTCAAGAAGCATATCAGCTTGGTCTTCGTTCATCTTTTCACCTCGCTCATAACACCACAATAACTGCCGCGATTAAAACATGGAATGCCGGACCTTGATTTTATTACCTCAGCTTCTCTACCGCATTGTCTACACTTTGCTATTATAATTCTCATTCTTCTTCCTCCTGTTTTGAGATTTTACACCAACAAGGTAAATCTCCTTCATACCAACATTGTGGGCATTTCATTCTTCACTCACTCCCCAACTAGATATTTCATTAACCAAATCAACTAAACATTCATCTTCACAGAAATAATGTAGACAGTCATTTGAACAAAGATAAGGTTCGCATTCAGAACAACAATTCATTCTTCTTCCCTCTGTAATTGTTTTTCAAGCAGACAAAGATTTATCCACATTAAGTTCTTTGCGTCTTTTATCGAATCGTATTGTTTCCATAATAGCTCTAGTGTCCTAATAATGTCTTCATTCATTCTTTCACATCCTTAATCATCGACCAATCAATCTTCTCCATTGCTTGCCATTGAAGGATAGCTGCACTAATCCTAGCTGACCTCTGGCCCTTCTCCCATGTTCTGATTGTTTCATAGGCTTTGTCTGACAAGTTTACACTAATAGTTGGCATAATATCACCGATTCCTGATAATTTCTTCCATCAATTCTTCCCAATCATCGTCGTCAAACAATTGGTCGCGTAGGTATGCTACAATTTCCGTCTTGGTAGGTTTTTTCGCCATGTTTTAGCCTAGGGGCCTTGCATATATAATGTTGTTGTTGTTAACTTTTGCATTTTCGATTAAGCCCCACGGGGATTTGTCAGTTCTCCTCATATAGGGGTAGTAGTCATAGGTAGGGTTGGGTGGGGGTGGGATAGGGAAAAGTGTTCCCTCTTTTCACATCCAGATATAGAGAAGATTGAATCCGGGAACATGTTTATACACCCGCTTCTCTGTGTGCTGCGCATGGCAACCGCTAAGACAGGTAGTTTCTACCTAACCGAGACAGTACAACTAGCCCCAGCATCCGCTTCAGGAACTAGGGTAACAGGAACTTTAGATTTATCCGCATATGTAAATGTGCCAACAGGTCAAGCAATCGCAATCGACCAAGTAGATTTCATCTATCAAGTCGGCTCAGACTATGGCAATGATGCAGCTTCAATGCTTGCTGACAAAGGAGCACTATCAGCACAACTAACTGATTTGAATCCGGGAACTGCATTTGTTAGAGCTGACAATCAATCATTAATTGCTTCTGGCGCTATGAACATCGACAAGACTAACAACATCGTATCACACACTGCAGATATTTACCCTGATAACTTCGGCCCTAACTCATTGAGTGAGATGTTCTTGGTCGTTAATGACACACTTTACTTAACTGTCGGTAACGATGGTAACGCTATTGGCGGCGGAGATGTATGGATTTCGGCAAGAATCCGTATGAGAGTCGTCAAGTTAGGACCCAAAGATTGGACAGCCATAGCTCTGCAATCGACTGCTTCTCAATGAGGCGGTATGAATGGCTTGTGAAACATGCAAACTATTACAGGAGTTGCTAGAAAGTGCTGGCGTCCCTACTGATATGGCTAAAAAGCAAAGTCGCAAACTTGCCCCTCTTGAAAAGAAGGCAAAGCGTAAAGCGAGCGCGTACAGTATTAAGTACGGAAAAGCATTTAAGAAAGTAGCAGGTAAATACAAGCTTAAGTCCGGTAAGTGGGCTAAGGATGGATTCAAGCGTGCTCAGAAAGCAGCCCACAAACTAGCGAAGAGGATGAGGTGATATCATGGCAAAGAAGAAAGAACCGTCGGCAGGACAGATAGTAAAACTCAACAAGATTATACCGGCACTAGCTGCTACCTATACGGATACAGGTGCATGGCTCTTGTCTCAAGGATGGAGGAACTATTCACGCCTAGGTGTAGATATTCCCTACTTTCAAACCTTTATTGATTTGGCCGGCTATACTAGGCAAAACGACTTGACCTTCTTTGTAGATGATAGAGCTATGCTAGACCCCGGTGTTTATCGTTCTACAATAGGGGCATCAAATCCCCTAACCCCGTATGACTTCTATGTCGAGATGGTTACATTAGTTACTCCGGGCCCTATCAGCCCTGATACTTTGATTGCTGAATATATTACCGGCGGAGATGGTAACCCCGGTTATTTAGATTCAACTT